ATCCTCAAGAGTCCCATTGACATACACATTGTATGTTGTTGTTGGATCTCCACAATCTTGAGCTGGAGGATTTCCATTCTCAAAGTCATAATCATCATAAGGAATGTCACACCAATTATTGTAGTCATATATTGCTGCATTCACATTGATTGTCCATCCAGCAGTGACATCTGGTCCTCTATTTATGAATGGTTGAGTAGTAATATCTCCATTGATGTCCATGAACTCCTCAAATCTCCATTGCTGGAATGTGATTCTAATGTCATTGCAGATGCTCAAGCAATCAGAATGTATCTCATTGATTTGTCTATATTCCTGGATGTTATATTTATCGCAGATTGAGATGACCATATTAACATTAACAGCTTGATCAGTCATTGATCCAGGTTGCAAAGTTACTACCATCAAAGGATATTGAGCCGCATCTCTTGAGACAGCATCAATGTAATCACCTTGAAAAAATTCGTTTATCTGCCTGTGCTCTGTCGCTATTATTTCCAGCTCTTTCATTAGCTGGTTTAGTGTTTTTTCCATCCTTATTGAGATATGCTTTTAATTTATCAATCTGTTTCTTTGAGAATTTCATTGCATCCAATTTATAGGCCTGTATCCAGTCTTATCTTTTTTCACATATTCATTGCAATGCTCAGAACACATATCACAATATTCAGGATATTTGGTTGCTTGGTCATCCATAAGGAATCCAACCAGTCTCTGCTTGTAAAAATATGCATCTTTTCTCAATTGATCTCTGAGCTCATTAACCTCATCCAAGGTATTGGCTTGCAAATTCTCATCAGAGACTCTGCCAGCTGCCTTGTTTGTCAGTTTCTCAGTAAGGAATAAAGCTGCTCTGTAATCAACAAAAGCAACCAAGCATGGAACAACATAATCATTCATTAAATCAAGATAGTCTTGAGTCCATGTGTTGGTCTCAACTCTATCAAGCAATGCTCGATAAAGAGGAGTTCCAAGAGCTGGCTGAATATGCATGTCTTGACTTCGCTTGATAGCAACTGCCAAGAGTTTTGTATCTGTATTGCTGTGGATTAATCCTAATTTTTTAAGATTCTCAACCGACAATAAATAATTCATCTTCCTCAGTTTTAGGTGTGAACACTAAATCATTACCTTGCCCTGGCAATGGTTTTGAATGTTCATTAGTTAATAAAATTTCATCAGGAATTCCATCTGGAAATGCTGAGCATCCTTGTGGTGTTTTTCCAAAGTGTTTGCAATTAAAGCAAATTAAATCAATTGTAGTTGTCATAATTATTTTTTAAATATTGAGTCAAACAATTTACCAACTTTTTTAGCGTATGGTGATGGATTAGAATTCAATCTATATTCAGTAAATGACTCAGCATGAAATTCATTTAAATTAGTCTGAGCATATTGCCCTAAATAGATTTTTTCTAATGTTTTAACATCAACTTTTTGCTTTGCTAAAAAGACTTGATCATTGTATTCTTTATAAATTTCTCGCAATTTACTGAAATAATTTTGAACTTTTGGATTTCTTGATTGATTCAATCCAAAAACATGAGCCATCTCATGAGTTACTGTTGCAATTTCAGTATTGCTTTCATCAACGCTTGATTTATGCTGCAATCTTAATCTGCCGCTTTCATCAATTATTGCTCTTTTGTTTGCGTTTCTTGATGTTAAATCTGTTTGATGACCTAAATTAATTTTAACAACCTTACCTTCTAAAACTGTTGATCTGACATATCCATAAGTCCTTGATGTTGATTGAAATGCTAATTCAACTTCATTATTAAGAGCATTCTCAATTCTATATTCTTTGGTTAATTTATCAACCTCAGTAACATATTTTTGAAATTTATCAACTGTCATCTCCTTAGATACAGTGACTTTTGCAATTTTCATTGGAGTATTTGTCTCAAATGTTTCAACGGCAACAAGTTTACCATCTTTAACTGTGGCAATCTTTATCTCATTTGTTTTAACTTCTGGTTGAACAACCTCAATATTTTTAGTACCAGCTTTTGCAATAACTAATTGCTGCACCCATTCATGTCTACAATAAGGAGTTGTTTTTCCAGTATCTGGATTGGTATACCATCCACCTCTGTATCTCCACACATCTCTACCTAATTTTATTGATATTGTTTCAATCTCTTGTCTTGTATACAATCTATTAAGCTCAATTAGTTTAACACAAAAAGCTCTTGATTGAGTTTTAACCGGAGGGATTCCAGGAATTTGACGATAACTATATCGAACTTCAAACTGGCTCCCTCCATCAGTCTTTCCCAGGCCTTTAGAGCCCTCCCCGCCAACATTTACCTGTCCAATGGTTGCAAAAATTTCATCATGTTTTTTAAATACCTCATGCATTGGTGTATCCCATGGAATAGTTATGGTCATAAGAGTATCAAAATTATTAGCTGGATCACCATATTCAGCGAAATAACCTATTTCATCATCAACATGGTTTGTTTTACAAGAGCTCAATTGCTGTGCTCCTGATTGCAATCCCACAATTCTCCTTGCTTGTACCTCATCAATATGTGGATATGTTGTCATGATGATTGTCAAGGCTGATTCACTTGATATCTTTCCATCATTCATCTTGCATACAACATCCATCAAAGCATTGATATCTTGTCTATTGAATGCTGTCTCTTGAGCAACAGGCTGAGCTGACACAGGAGCAACCTCAGCTGTTGAAATTGGCTTAACATCTCTCAACTTAACAACTCCAACATCTCCAGAAAGTTTAACCATCTCATTCAATATCCACTCAAGTCTCCTTTGTCTTGTATCAACATAAGTCTTTTTAAATATCTCAAAGAGCTCAGCTGATTCAGCCGCGTTGAATGATCCCTCTGGAGCTACACCAAATAAAGATGGAGATACAACTGCATGAGCCACAAGGATGTTCTGTTGAACGCTTGACTCAAGAGATTCATATCTTTTATCCAGGTCATTTCCAGTCAGACTCTCAACTCTTGGAGCTTGGTCTGCTGATGGTGCAAATGTAATGATGATATCACCTGAATTCTCAATGTTGGATGCTGGTCCTTTAATTTGATTCTTGAATGACTCTGCCTCTTCTTGAGTCTCAGGGAAACCATCCATGAATGTGATCATAGTGCCCGATTTGAAGCCGTTCTGCAATTCGTACATGTGAAATTTTGAGATGTCAACATCAGTCTGAATTGCTGTGATTCCTCCATTGTATGGTGGCTTTGGATAGGTGCCTTGTTCTTTGCGACCTTTCTTAGCTGGATCCTTGTAATATATCACAAATGAGCCAACCTTGTTATTCTCATCAAGAGCTGGAATAGTTCTGAGATTTGTTTTCTCAGCTGATTGCTGTTGCACAGTCCAGTCATCTGATAGATAGTACATTCTTTCATCTGCTGAGATACGAATCATATCAATGGCAAGATACTCCCATCTGACAACTCTTGTCCCTTCCTTATTCCAAGTCCCTTTTACAGCGAATGCTCCGAATAATTCATAATCAAAAGCCAATTGCTCAACAATCTCATCCATTGTGAAATCAGAGAATGGATTCTGAAGGAATCTTTGCAAGTTACCAGTGACAACTTCAATCCCTCCACCAGCAATGTAGTGAGTTTTATTCTTGATTATCCCTTGATGCCAAGCCGATCCATTGAAAAGATCCACTAAAAAATAAGGATAGTCATTCTTTTTACCCCACTTGATAAAGCCAAGCATTCTATCTTGCTCCTCAACTGGAAGGACAAAGTCCTTTCTGAATGACATTGATTCAAATTTATTCATATATATTGAATGTTATATTTGTTGAGAATTCTGTGGAAGGTGAATCAATCTCAAAGACATGAGCTCTGCCTTCCTCAACCAAGCCATCTGACAAGTCAGGATCAAGATTGGTTGTTGATGTTTGCTGATATATTCTATATGTGTAATATCCATCATAATCAAAGGTGACATCCACACCATCCACAAGCAAGAATTCATCATATCTGGATGTGCCTGTGCTGATATTAGTCAGGATGCAATAGTATTTTAAGAATGATTGTTCATGCTCAAATTCAAATAGATAGTAAACTGGACTAACTGTTGTCAGTTCCGTTACTGTTACTATCAGATTTGAAGAGGTCGCTTTCTGTATTCTCAGCATTTTTAATTAGTTTAGGTTTTCTTTTTTCAAAGATGTGCAGAAATCCAAGAGATACATAATACTCCTCTTGACCTCTCTTAATGTCAACCCATTTACTCAATAGATTTGACCATTGTTTTGATCCAATAAACTTTGCTTTTATTTCCATGGTTTCAAATATACAAAAAAAGGAGGGACTCAGCCCTCCCTTTCTTATAAGAGTTTATCAATTCTTAAATTGATGGAGATTGCTGTGCCAACAATGATGTGTAAACAGATGCCAAAACATCTGGAACTGGATCATTCTCTAATCCACCCATGATGATATCATGACCTAATCTGTCAGACTTCAATACTCCAGATCCATAAGCTGAAGCTTCAGCAATTTGAAGGCCTTCACCGAATCCAAGGGCAACAACAGTCCCATCAGCTTTCTCAACAAGAGCAACAACTTCATTCTGTCCAAGCAAGTGAATCTCTGATCTCAATTCCTTTGTATCTGATGCTAAGATCATTGTCAAAGTTTGTTCATACCAAAGAGTCCCGTTTCCTTTATTAACTCGGATTGGTGCAGTGTAGCTTGATAAGTTAGATTTCAACTTATATAAAAACACTTCACCAGTTACAGTCAAAGCTGTGATCTCATTGTCAGCAATTGTGGATGCAGATACATTCCCTAATGGGAATATTAATACTGATTTGATCCCACCCTTTCCATTGGTACAAGTTCTATCATTGTAGCCAAGAGTCATATTACAAGACATAAGATATTTTTTTTTTAATGTTTATAAAATGGGAGGAGTTACCCCCTCCCTTATTAATTTTTAGTTAGGTGAACCAGTTCCGTTCCACACTCCGATTTGGCTCAAGAAAGGTACTTGTACACCAGCTCTGAACTTAGAACGTAGGTAGATCACATCATCATCTTGAGAATACCACAAGTCAAAGTTTTCAAAGTCTGAGCTTAAGTCAGTACCGAAAACAAATTGAGATGCACGTCCAGTGTAGATGTTATCAAGACCATTCAATCCGTTAACTTTAACGATTCTCATGTTTGTTCCTGGAAGGATCAACTCATTCAAATCACCAATGTTTGCTGGATTGTAGTGGAATAAGTTATCATCAACCAAGTTCTTAGTCAAGAAATT